CAGCTTATCTAGGAAGCCCAGCGTTTGAGCATGCTCACGTTCGAATGCAGATAAATCATATCTGCATTCTAGTGTAGCATTGAACTTCGCAAGTCCATAGCTAATGGACTCTTTTCCTGTGTAGCTAGTTTCGGAAACGCCCCAATTCGCACCGCATGCATTATAGCATGTCCAACCGGACACGCCATCATTGCTGTAGTAGATGGGGCAACTAGTGAGGAGCGCAGAATATTCTGCCGCTCCGAAGTACGAACTTAAGTCACGACAATAGTGTCGCTTCAAAAGCCGTCCTTCTTCGCCCAAGATTCGAGCAACCTCGGACTTGTAGGAACGAAGTGCATTGTAGAAAGCTACAATGTCGCTCACAAGAGGCTGAACGTTGAATTGCTGTTGCAATAACTGATCAGCCACTAAACGAGTCAATGATTTCAGGGTCGAGTACTTACCGACCCGGCCGCTAAGCTTGATCAGCTTAGAAAAGGCTGAAATCATAGACTTGATCCGATTACCTGAAGTTCGAAGTGTCCGCATATCCTTAAGCTCATAAAGAGTATTTAGGATGGACAGATTTGAACGCAACCCTGGCAACATGGCGCGGAATGCGTCAGCTGACAAGGTATTGACAAGTGACCCATATGAGCCACTTTGCAGTGTAGTCGCATACCCGTAACCAACCTTAAACAAGTTGGGCGGGCTCCAGTTGGCGAACCAGAACTCAGGTACATCACTGTACCTGGTAAACCACGATGGAGCAGCCTCCGTGACAAAATAGGCAGGACCACTTGTCCTGTCAAATGTCATTTTATAGTGGAGGCAGCTATTCCACGCGGATGGATCGTTAACCGACCATATATCCTCGGTGCTCAAGAGAACAGGGTCTGATGTCCCTGACAATCCTGACACCCAGTACTTACAGCCAGTAACAACGTTCGGGTCTTCACCACTCACGTGACGTTCGTCACGATATAGAGCAGTGAAATAGGCCGGAACTCCAATGGTTCGCTGGGGCTTATGCATACATGTGTTTCCACAAGTGGG